TCGCGAATCGTGCCGAGGTCGGTGGGCTTGCCGCCAACACCAGCAACGCCGGGCCGCAGATGGACGCGCTCGATGTCGAGTCGCCACTCGCCGTTGACGAATTCCCAGCGGTCGGGATGGACGCGCAGGTGGAAGGGCCACTGGTAGGACCGCGAGAGGTCCGGGGAGCGCAGCTTCGGGCGGTTGCTGTCGTGGGCCACCGGGGCTGTGCTGAAACTGGCTGCTGTGCGCGACATGTTCGTGACTCCTATTCACCCCAGTGAAGGGGGGCAAGCCCTGCCAGCGTCACTACTGGCAGGGCTGGTTCAACTCGATGCTACGGCTCAGGTCGTCGAGCGGAGGCCGATGCCGCGCGCGGCCTGGTAGCCGACGCCGCAGAACAGCGACGCGCCGAGGCGCACTTCGCGGGTGCTGAGCGAGCCCTCGCGGCTGGGCTCGACGTAGATGGCAGGGGCCGCCTGGCCGCTGGCGATCATGGCCATGTTGCGCAGGACGCGCGCCGGGGGAGCCTGCACACCGGCCTTCACGAGGTACGCCTCGATCTCGCCCTCGCTGACCTGCATGACGCGGGCCTTCGGCGACCAGCTGTTGAGCGACTTGGGCACGCCGTGCGCGTAGCCGATGGCCGAGGGGCGGTAGAGCGCGCCACGGTAGTTGCTCGACACGGTGCCGACGAGGTTGGTCTCGATGAGCACGATGTCGGTGGCGAACGTGCCCTTGACGGCGCCGAACTTGCCCAGCTCCTGGGCCTTCATGTTCAGCATCCCGTCCATGGACTCGGCCCGGATGCTGGTCAGGAGCTGGCCGAACTGCACGTTGTGCAGGACCGCGAACGCCATGCCGCCAACGCCGTCAGCCGCCTGGAGGTCGGCGCGAGCGAGCAGGAGGTCATCGACGGTCAGGACGTCGCCAGCCGTGCCCTCGACGGTGGTGAAGTCGTCGTAGACCTCGCAGATGAGGGCGCTGATGCGGTTGTCGGCCTGCTCGGCGAACCAGGGGGCGCGCTGCTCGACGAAGTCCATCCAGCCCGCGCCGTCGATGGCGAACAGCGCCTCGTCGGTCATGACGTGGTCGAGAACCTGCTGAGCGACCACGATGTTGAAGCTGGAGTCGCTGACGCTGGTCGCCGTGATGCTGCCAGCCTCGGTGTGAGCCGCGAACGCCTCGGAGCCAGGGCTCCACACGGGCTGCTCGAAGGTGAGGCCGCCCATACCGGACACGTCACCTGCGTTGTAGCAGGTGGCCTTCAGGCCGGGGCGCTCGAAGTAGTTGACCAGCACGGAGCCGGTGAGAACGCTGGCGCTCAGAAAGCCGCCGAGGGTCGAAGTGGTATCTGCCGACATGGTGATGTCTCCTCGGCGTCAGCCGCGAAACAGAGGGAAGGGACGAAGCCCGCTCGCCGTGGAATCGACATGCGGGTTGATGCTGGGGTCGCGAGGCGCGGAGCCCTTCAAGGCGGACAGCGCGAAGGCAGGGCTGGAAGCGTCAGCCATCGCGGCGGGAAGCCACTCGCGGATGCCAGGAACGCGGGCGTTCTTGGACCGGTCTGCATGGTAGAGGGTCGTGACGAGGCTGGACAGGCTGGTCGGCAGGCCCTGGTCGGCCAGCGCAGCACCCAGCTCGTAGTTCGCCAGCTTCTCGCGCAGGGAAGCGCACTCGGCGTCGCAGGCGGTCATGGCGAGCTTCTGGCGCTCGACTTCAACCGTCAGCGCGGAGAGCTGGCCGATGAGCGTGTCGCGTTCGGCCTTCACCGACTCCAGCTCAGCCATGGCCCCGGCAAGCTCGGCTGCGGTGTCCGAAGGGACGGCACCAGCATCAGCGGCGGGGACAGCGGGCTCCAGAGCCGGCTCAGGCATCGAAGCGTCAGGCATCTCCACGGGCACCTCAACCGAAACCTCGACGACCGGTTCGCCGGGTGCCTCGGGGGTCTCTGGGGCAAGTTCGTCAGGCAGCATGATGGTCGCCTCGTGGTGATGTACCAGTCAGCCTGAGCATAGCCAGGGCAGGCGGGCCTGTCCAGCCAGCATGTGCAGATTGACGCTTTTTTCTGTGGCGGCGACTTCCACAGCGGCGGGGGCGGGGTCTTGTCCCGGGCTCAGTCGTCGATTTAGTAGGTCGAACCTGGTGTTACAGCAGGTGCCCTCTCAAGGTCGGTCTCGTCGGCCGAAATGGCAGGTTCAACCTGCGTGTTACAGTGTTACAGACGAGCGAAAAATCGACTGGCCGAAAGTGGCGGTAGAACCTGCGTGTTACAGTGTTACAGATGTTACAGCTTTCCGCCAACATATAATACATTATTTCTATTGTACATATGTGTGTAATTTTTCACACCCCTATTTTTGTATATGTTTCTAAAAATGTGTAACATCTGTAACACTGTAACATGACGATTAAACGCCAGGTATTCGTGTTACAGAGGTGACCGACTTCTGTAACACTGTAACATGCCGGTTCGCCGCCTCCTTTTCCTCGGTCGATTTTCAGGTCACCGGCCGAAAACGACGATAGCTCTTGACCCGTCAACAGTTCGACTTAATGTGGCTTCGAGGGGTGACGTCTTCGCCCAGACGTGGTATGCTTCAGCCCAAAGCTGGATGGGCGCTCATGTCAGTCGTCAGCCGTGCTGCGTTCGTCAACTACTTAACCAGTTCGGTGCAGGTCTTGCACGCAGAAGACCAACGATTGCGCTGCGTCCTGAACGATGTCAAACGAACGCGAGAGGTTGGCCCGGTCGAGTTCGAAGCGCTAATTGACGCTCAGCAGGTGGCGCTACGCATCCCGGCGAACGTGCTGCTGATGTTGTCGGCGCTCATCGAGGATGGTGGCCTCGACAGCACCAGGGAGGGGGCGCGCCCCTCGCCCCGGCCTGTGCCAGTGCGCAAACGGTTCAAGCTCGCACTGTTGGCCCTGGCCGGAGTCCTCGACGACCATCAGTAGCCCCAGGGCAGCTGAAGCTCCTTGAACAGCACCATGTACACGTTGAGCGCGTGCGTTGACAGCTTCCCACACACGTCGGGCGCTGCGTTGCGCAGAGTGCGCTGGAACCGCTCGACGTGGCCGTCTCGCGCCATGGTGGCCAGCTCCTTGGCGACGTACATGCTGAGCGACTCCTCGACGTCAACACCTTCCGCGCCGAGGTGTCGGCGGACCATGACGTCCGGGCGTTCGGCGCCTGCGTCTTGACGGTGGAGCATCACGTAGTAGTTGTCCTTGACGTTGCCCATGGTGTCCTCAGTGGTCGTGCTTGGCGGGGTTGGTGCTCAGCACCATGTCGAGCCTCGCTTGCATGGCCCGCATGAATTCTGGGTCCTTGTCCAGCTGACGCCCCAGCTTGCGCAAGTCGTCAATCACTTCGGTGGCGACGACCGGCTTCATCGCAACTGCTGCTTTCATGGTGCTACTCCTGGCGGCGTGACTGGAATCAATGCCTTGGCCAGCCAGCCCATACCGATGAGCTGCATGATGCCGGCAATCAGAGCCGTAAGCCCGATCTGGATGGATGGCGACTGCCAGAGCTTGCTGGCCCACTCGGCGCGGCGAGCTGAGTCGGTCTTCTCCATCGCCGTTCTCTCTTCCTCGGCCTTCGCGATGCGCGCAAGATAGCTGTCGAGCGCGGCCGTGCGGTCGCCAACGCAGACGACCTCGGAGCGAAGGCCATCAATGGACTTCTCCAGGGCGTGGAGCGCGCCCTTTGAGCCCTCAACGGCTTCAATTCCGCGCACGACCAAACCATGCGCGGTTACTTGGTCATCGGGGAGGAGGCTCGTACCTTGACCCGGGGCACACCCCCGCCCCCCCGCTGTGGAAGGGCGCTCAGCCACAGGACGCCTCCAGGGCACGCGCCAGGGCGCAGCCCAACGCCTCACGGTTGCCGAGGAGCCATGTGCGCCCGAGCTTGCCGTCAGCGAAGCCCAGCTCGACCACGATGGCCGGCGCCTTCGAAGACCCGAGCAGCGCTCGCACGTTCTTCAGCCACGGCTTGTCGTCGGCCTCGATGAGCTTGACTGGCCACGGCACGACTGCGCGCAGGCCATCAGCCACACGCTCAGCCGCCACCTTGCCGACAGCGCTCCCAGGCCAGTAGAAGACGGACGAGAAGTCAGGCCCGTCCTCGGCAGCCACCGCGTCTGCATGTACATGCACCACCAGCTCGGCCTTCTGCGCGTCGGCCCGCTTGCCGCGCTCGGCATACGAACCGTTGGCGTCGAGGCTGAACGCCAGCTGCTTCTCGCCCCAGCACCGGGCCACGATGGAGCAGACGCCAGCGACGAACGCCGCCTCGGCCCAGCCATTGGGTGAGACGGTGCCCGTGTCGCGAGGCGTCTTGCCGATGTGGCCTGGCACCAGGGTCTTCATGTCACTCCCCGAGAGCGCAGGCGACCTGCGGCTCGATGTCGTAGACGTGGCTGACCTCGTACCAGTCCGTGTACTCGAAGAAGTCGCCGTCGCCGAAGTCGAGGACGTAGACGCCGAGCGCCGTCTCGATGGTCTCGGTCACCAGCGCTGGCAGGTCTTCCTCGGTGACGCGGCTGGCGTGAACCGCCGGGATGCCGATGGTGACCGCGAGGTCGCACGAGATGCCCGCCGCCTGGATTTCAGCCGAATTCCAGCTGGACGGAACGATGAGGGTATAGGCGAGGATGATCATTGGGGTCTCCTTAGACCATGCTGAGGACTTGCGTGTAGCCGTTGGAGCCGCTGGCTCCGCTGTTGCCGCCGGTGCCGAACCCAGCACCGCCAGCGCCACCGTTGGCCTGGACCGTGCCCTGGGCGCGCACGACGCCAGCGACGATGGACACCCAGCCACCGCCACCGCCACCGCCACCGCCGGCCACACCGTTGCCGGTCCCCGAGGCCGCCGCGCCAGCTCCACCATTCGCGCGGATGGTGCCGGCGCTGTTCAGGACGTAGGTCGTGATGCAGACAGAGCCACCGCCCGAGCCGCCGCCGCCAGAGATGGCCGTGCCGGTGCCCACGTTGGCGCCACCACCACCGCCGCCAGCACCGCCGCAGCCCGGCTGGAAGATGCCGTTGCCGCCCTGGCAGTGGCCGAGCGACGCGCAGGTGAGGTTCTTGATGGAGCCGCCGGTGGCCGCACGGACACTCACGGTGCCGGCACCGCCGCCGTTGTTGCCGCCAGTCGCGTTGCCGCCAGCGCCGCCGTTCGGGGTCGCCGTGTTGTTCCAGAACTGAGCGCTCGGGTTGCCGCCGCCCGAGCCGCTGCCGGTGGTGTTGCGACCGTTGCCGCCAGCGCCGCTGTCGCTGTTGAGCGTGCCGCGAGCCGTCAGCGCAGCACCGCCAGTAGACGTCGAGCCAGCGTTGCCGTCGTCGCTGATGACGCCAGTAGCCTCAACAGTCAGCGTGCCGCGTACGAAGACGCGATAGCCAGCCGTGGCGAGCGTGCCGGCGGACCTGACGGTCAGGTTGTTGTAGTACATCTCGCGGCTGAGCGTAGTCGAGCCAGAGATGTCGCCATCGCTGTCAGACCCATCGCCGAACACAGCCATGCCGCCGGTCGTGCGGTAGGTAGACGAGAAGTCGCGCTTCATGATGGCTCCTCAGCGGCCTTCGACGGCGTCGAAAGTCAGCTCGATGTAGGTGTCGGCGAGGTCGGACCACACGACCAGCTCTTTGGGCCGGTACGCCTCTTCGTAGCCGAGGCAGATTTCGCGGCTCTCGCCGATGTCCAGGTCGGCGCGCACAACCTCATCGACGACGGTCGGCGAGCTGGCGTTGTTCGTGAACGTGCCGCTGGGTCCAAGGGCGTAGCCCGCGTAGTTGGCCGTGGCCAGGGTCTTGCCGGTCGTGCCGAACAGCGGGCCGATGGTGATGCGGTAGCGGCCGGACGTCGGCAGCGTGATGAGGCGCACCTTGTCGGCGACGTCTTGCAGCTTGATCTTGCGGGTCAGGCCGTCAGCCTTCTTGGTCGTGTAGTTGAGGGCAGCAGCGGTGGCCATGGTCAGGTCTCCTGGGGAGCTGCGTCAGCCAGCTTCCACGCGTTGTTTTTCACGACTTCAGCGGCGCGCAGGACGGTCTCATCGGAGACATCGCCAGCGGGGTCCGCCATGGGCAGGTCTTTGGCGACCTCGCCGAGCAGCTTGATGCCGTCCTTCGGCCCGATGGCCATCTTGGCGGCAGCCTCGGGGACCGTGTTGAGGACCATGACGTACTGGGCCGCGCCCGCGTAGAGCACCGCCGACGCCTGGATACGCGCCTGCCAGCAGGCCATGAACGCCGCGAATCCGGCGCTCGACATGTGCTCGACGATGTCACGGGGCGTGGCGACAAAGTCCTTCGTGGCCGAAAACGGGCTTCGACCGTCCAGAATGATGCCGAGCATCGCTTCGTTGCGCTGCTCATCGTTCAGCCCGGCCCAAACGCGACTTTCACTCATGGTATGACCTCGGCACGAGCGTAACCGGCCACAGGCCAGCGCGCCAGGGCGCAGCTCTACAACATTTCTGTTTTCTGCGCCCTGGACAGCCCCGAGCGGGTTGACCTGCACGCCGGGACGTGGTAGAGACGGTCATTCCCGGCCAGCCGGCCGTGTCCCCGAGAGGGTGCCGTATGTACACAAACTTCAGCCGCCTGCCGCCTGCCCCCCCACGCCCTCGCCCGCAGATCGACCTGTCAACCTTGAACGTTGACGACAAGCGGTCGCTGGTGCGCACAGCGTCTCTCTTCGAGCATCCCTGGTATGGCTACGGGCCGACGCCCATCGCTGGCGAGTTCCACCGGAGCCAAGCGCGGGACCGCTACCTGCGTGCTGCATCACAGGTCGGAAAGACCCTCGCCTGTGCGCGTGAATCCTGGATGTACGCCGGGAACTGCCACCCATACAGAGAGGTGCCGCGCAAGGCCAAGCTCGGCCTAATCGCGGTCGGCTCCCTGGAGGGCACCGCCTACGACGGCGTCAACCGCGCCCTGTACGCGACGCGCCCAGACCACCTCATCGACTGGGACCGGACGACGTGGAACGGAAAGAACTTCGTCGGCAACTACGTCTTCATGAAGAATGGGTCCGCCTTTCGACTGGTCAGCAGCCGTGGTGGCTCGACGGGCGCGGCCAGCGTGACGGCTGACTGGGTCTGGGTTGACGAGCCCGCCAAGCGCGACAAGTTCAGCGAGCTGCTGGCCCGCCGCACGCAGACTGATGGGCATGTGTGGTTGAGCTTCACGCCCTACGACAGCGAGCAGGCTGACCTGAACTGGCTGCGCAACTACCTGGAGGGAGACGCTGACAGGGGCACGCCGCCTGAGTCTCCAGGCTGGCACGGCTTCAACGTCGAGCTGTCTGTCCATAACTGCCCATGGATGCTGCAAGAGCAGGTTGACTTCGTCTACGCGCAGACGCCCACGCACGTCGCTGAACAGCGGCTCAAGGGTGCATGGGAGACGCCACCGATTGATGGCTACTTCCTGCTTGAGCAAGACGTTCACGACTGGAACGTCAACCCATTCGACACCGACCCGATGTACTGCGGGCCGTGGCACTGGGAAGCCACGGCTGACCACGGTGAGCTGGCCATGCACGAAGCCGTCGTCTTCTACGGCGTGCGCAAGGTACGGCGGAAGGCTCCGCTGATCGGCTTCGGCGTCGAGTTCATGTTCGTCGGCGAGTACCAGAGCAGCAGCCGTACAGGCTTCGACGAGGACGCCGTCGAGATCAAGAAGGTGCTGGACCGCATCGGCCGACACTTGGAGAACGAGACGCTGAAGAACCCGGCGGCATGGAGCTGGGTGGGCGACATCAACAGCGCAGGCAAGGGCATGGCTGGCATCAGCGCAAACGAGGCGATGGCCCAGGCTCTCGGCATCCGCAAGGACGCCTTCAGAACACCGGACAAGTCGCCCGGTTCGGTCGATGACGGCCTGCTCAAGCTCAAGACGGCCATCGACAGCCGGCCCACCCCCCTGCGCCTCGCCTCGGGCAGCCAGGGGCACCTCGGCACGCCCAACCTGTGGCGTGCGCTTCGAGGCCACAACGGAAAGGCAGATTCGACCAAGCATTTCGTGGACGCCATTCGATACGGAGTCGTGCCCTACCTTTCGCTCGACGCCGTGGCCCTCAGCAGGTTAGGGAACCCGCAACTCGTTCAGGCGTTCGCACCGCCAACGAAGAGGTCATCGTCATGAGCAACGTCTACGCGCCCTACGTCGTCCCCCACGATGTCGGCTTCCCCAACACCGACTTCACCACGCGCAAGGCTGAGACGTACGACCGACGCTGCTTCATGGAGGGCGGCTGGCAGTCCATGGCCTCCGCAGCTGTGCGCACGATGCTGACCGACCAGGCTGCGCTGTCGATGCCGCTGGTGGACACCAGCCATGACGTCTTCCGCGACACCGTCGTGCGCATCGCCACGAGGTACGAGGACGCTCCGGCTGTGAAGGATGGCGAGCTGGGCGAGCATGACGCCGTGACGCTGTTCAGCGACCACCAGACCGTCGAGCAGTACGCCCTTGCCTACAACGCCGCCATCGTGTCCATGCGCGTTGACGATGGCGAGCTGGTCATCGACGTTCTTCCACCAGACCACTGCGACATCATGCGCAACAAGGCAGGGCGCATCGAGAAGCTTCGGCTGGCCCGTCCCTTCAACGTGCGCACGTCGTCTGCCGACTTCAGCCTGGAGGAGTGGGACCTCAGCGGCGCGCAGCCGGTCTACCGCGTGCGCGAGGGCGGGCGCTGGAAGGACCAGCTGAGCTACCCCTGGGTCTACACGGACGGTCGGCCCTTCATCCCGGTCGTCGTCTTCCGGGCCAGCAAGCCGCCTGACTGGTGGGGCGCCTGTCGCTGGCCCGAGCTGATCGAGGCTACGCTGGAAGAGGCCATCGCCTGGACCATCCACCGCTACGGTCGCGTCAACAGCTCCAGCGGCCTGCCCTACACCCTCGACGCGCAGCCGATGGGTCAGAACAGCGACGGAGATGACACCGGCACCAACCACGTCAACGCCGGCCCCAACTTCGTCTTGCAGCTCCAGAGCACGGCGAACAAGCAGGGTTCGGTCGGCGTCATGCAGCCGACCTTCGACCCCGAGAAGGACGTCGAGGCCATCAACGCGGCGTACAACAGCCGCATGGCCAGCCTGGGCATCGGCGACACGGCGCTCCAGAAGGGCGGCGCTGAGAGCGGCTACGCCATCGTCGTGCGGCGTGAGGGCCTGCTTCGTCTTCGGCGCAGCACTGAGGCCATGTTCCGCCGCGCCGACCAGGAGTTCTTGAAGAAGGCCATCGCCTGCACGCGCATCTTTGCTGGTGGACCGGCCGAGAGCGACCGCTACCGCGTGGAATACGCGCCCGTCAGCATGGGCAGCTCCGAGAACAAGGAGCTGCGCGACCAGGAGAAGCACGACCTGGACATCAAGGTGGCCACCCCGGCGAGCATCCTGTCGCGGCGCGAGGGCATCTCCCTGGAGGACGCCAAGGTGCGGCTGGCCGTGCTGGCCACGACCGTGGCTTCGTTCAGGCCAAAGGCCGCGAAGCCCGCCGCGTCCGAGCCTGTGGCCGAAACCACCTCGGCCCAGGACCGCTCTGGCGCCACGGTCGAGGTGCCCGGCGAGCTGCCGGCCGGTAACCCGGTGCCCGCGCGAGCCGATGGGTAGAAGTCGCTGGGAACCAGACCCGAAGAATCCCGGTTATGACCGGCCGGCGGTGCTCCGATGAACGGGCGGATTGCTGACCTCATGGACTACTGGCAGCCGTACGCCGAGCCGCTGGCGTACCTGGTTGGCTCGTTGGCGTTCAACTCCACCGTCACCGCCATCACGATGTGGGTGCTGGTGTGGCGCGGGTGACCTTGAGGCGCCATGGCGAATTCTTTCGCCGCCATGAAATATGGACTGGCGCCTCAATAGAGACCTGCATATACTATTGATGCCAGCCGGGACTTCCACTCCCTCCCCGGCTGGCTGAGGACCACCATGGCCAAGAAGCCTGTCTGCTTCGTCTTCTCCCCTGATGCGATTGACCAGCTGAACGAGCTGGTTCAGACGCTCGGCGGGAATCGTGGCACCACCATTGAACGTCTCATCCAGGCGGAATACGACAAGGTGGTGCGTCCCGAGGCCAACATCATCAAGCTGCCGGCCCGCCTGCGTCGCCCGCCCCCGATGAGCCCTGTCCCCACGCCCGAGACGTGCGACAGCTTCGACTACGCCTTCGAGAAGATGCAGCAGGCTGAGCGCGCTGTTCGTGGCGCTCACGACTCCTACATCAAGGCAACCACGCAGCGCATCGAATGGGCCAAGTGCATCGAGCGGCTGAGTGAGAACAAGACCTTCGTCCCTGCTCCCAACTGAGTCGTGGGCAGCTTCCACACCACCCACGACTCGTCAGCATCAGGAGAATCACCATGGCCTCTGTAACTCCACTTCTCGCCGGTGTCAACAGCGTTCTGCCGACGCCGCCCGCTCCGCTGGTCTACGTCACTGAGACCATCAACAACCAGCAGTACACGACCTCTGGCGCCTTCCCGCCAGCCGCTCCCGACAGGAAGCTGACCTCGCTCCGCTGGGTCGGCGCGCTGGTGCTCGACTTCGACCTCGTGGACTACCTGACCCACCTGGAGGGGTGGGAAGGCGACAGCTCGACGCGCAAGGCCCGCATGTACGCCGAGTACGCGCGCAACGATGGCCGCCTCGCGCAGCTCAAGGCGCAGCACGCTTCCGACATCGAGGCCGTCATCGATGAGGTGCGCTCTGAAGTGGGCGGCAGCAGCGCTCCTACCTTCGCCGTTGACTCTGGCTGGGGTCTGCACGTCTACTTCTGGCTGACCGAGGGCTACGAGCACACCGAGGACATCAGCATCGCTCGTCGCGTCAACCACGAGCTGGTGGCTCACGTCAACAGCAAGGCCGGATACGCGATGGCCGATGCTGGCGTCCACGACACAGGCACGCGCCTGATGCGTTCGTTCGGCTCGCTCAACACCCAGGCCAAGGAGAAGGCCGGCATCGACTTTCCTCTGCCTGTCGTGCTGAACACCGACATCGGAGACGCTGCTGCGCGTTGGGACATGTTCGAGTCGGCCCGCTACTACGCCGACAACGGCCGTGTGTTCGTCACCAAGGCGGTTGGAACCGGGACAAGCCCCGCCCCCCTCTCTGTGGCAGGCGCGTCACAGGTCGCACCCAGCCGCCAGCTCAGCTGCCTCATCGGCTGGATGCTGCGCGAGAAGGCCGTCAAGAAGCTGCACGACAGCGCCAAGACTGCGCAGGACAGCAACAAGGACATGAGCCTTGCGTGCGGTCTGGCCTCGCCCCATCCTGGGCCTCGCATCATCCGTGAGGTGCTGTACAGCGTGCGCAACCACCCCAACGCCCACGATGGCACCGACTACTACGACCGGACGGCTGAAGCTGCGTGGCGCTTCGTCCATCAGAACGATGACTTCGACGCCGATGCCAACTACACCATGCAGCATCCTGCGGCTGCGGTCCACTTCACGCCCACGATGAGCACGCTCTCGTTCGTGTCCATCATCGCTCAGCACGACCCTCGCGTGCATGACATGCTGTGGGTCGATGAGCGCACCAAGGCCATCGAGTGGGAGACTGGTGAGACTGGCCAGCAGCTCATCGACCGCTTCTTCAGCTCGATGGAGATGGAGGCGCCGAAGATTCGCGCTTACCGTCGTCTGTTCGAGGACTGCCACATCCAGCTGCTGTGCCGCTGGATCGAGAGCGTGTATCACGTCAGCTGCACGGACAAGTGGCGCGAGGTGGCCGGCTTCATCGCGGCTGGCCTGGAGAAGCGCAACCCGGTGCGAGAGTACCTGGAGGAGTGCAGCGGCAGCCTGGCCGACGACGCCGATGAAGCGCTGCTGGAGACGTGGCTCATCAAGGCGTTCGGCATCGAGGACACTCCGCTCAACCGCACGTACAGCCGTAAGTGGCTGGTCGGCGGGGCGGCGCGCGGCAACGACCCTGGCGTCTTCATCAAGTCGATGCTCGTGCTGGTCGGTGGCCAGTCGGCCGGCAAGACGTCGATGCTGCGCATCCTCGGAGGTCAGTTCTACGACAGCCCGCACGCCACCGATCTGGCGAGCAAAGACGCCATGATGGGCTGCAACTACAGCTGGCTGCTGGAGATGGAGGAGATGAGCTTCATGGCCAAGAGCACCATGGAGACGGTCAAGCGGTTCATCACCACTGAGACCGACAAGATGCGTCTCCCGTACGGCGTGGGCATGGGCACCTTCGAGCGCGCCTGCTTCTACGCCGGCACGAGCAACCGCATGGACATTCTGGCCGACGCCACCGGTGGTGACCGCTTCTGGTGCGTGCAGCTGCCGTCCAACGCCGTCTGCGACTTCGACTTCATCCGCAGCACGAGAGACACGCTGTGGGGTCTCGCCCATCGTGCCTGGATGTCCGTCCGTGGCACCGAGAAGGCCATCTGGGCGGTCAACCTGACGCGTGACGAGCTGGCCGAGCTGCGGAGCGCCAACGAAGACTTCGAGCGCGTGGACCCTGCCGAAGATGGCGTGCTCGGCGCGCTCTGGCAGGTCGCCACGTGCCGTAAGGGTGCGCCTGTCCTGCCGCTCCGCGCCACCTGGGCCGAGCTGGGCCGGGCCATGCTGCCGGCTCACCAGCGCGACAGCTTCAACGAGCTGACCGGCCTGTCGCGCCCTGAGCAGGCCCGGCTGCGCGACATCCTGACCCGTGCAGGCTTCGAGCACAAGGTCTGCCGCGTCGGCGACAAGACGGCCCGCTTCTGGGTCGCCCCGCCGGCCTGGACGACGGACTACAATGAGTTGCTGGAAGAGACGAATGCCGCTCAGCTGCGTGGTGACAACTCTGGTCCGATGCCCACGCCATTCGACGTCAAGAAAGCCATCGCCGCTCGTGCGGCAAAGTAACAGGAGGCCACCGTGACACGATACCTTCTTCTTCTGATTGCCATGGCCTGCGTCGCTGGCAAGGACGCTCCCGACACCGACGACACTGACGGAGGAGGCTACATCTCCGGCCCGTGCAATGGGCTGGACGCGGCTGACTACGTCGGCATGGCGCCAGCTGACGCCGAGTTCTTCGCGGTGCTCGTCAGCCGAGGGACTGCCGGCGTGTCCAACGACCCGGACCTGCTCTACGTGGTCGAAAGCGTCGGACGCGACCGTCATCCGGTGTTCTGGTCCGGCGACTGTCCGATGGCCGAGACTGTCAGCGCGTACTACCGCTGACTACAGCAGCTCAGACTGTCGGTAGCAAACTGACGCGTACTTCGCAGCGCCCGTTGGTCATTCTGACACCGGTGAGAACACCGGCAGCGTCAGTAAGGCCAACGGGCGCGTCGTTTACGACTACTCGACGACCCAGCTCTGGAATGCCCTTTCTCCAAGGAATAGAATACCCGACCTCTGCACGCGGCAGGGCGTACTTGAACGCCATGAACTGCGCGATGCGATAGATGGTAGCGCGGTCGCTGACGGTCGGAATTTCGACCTCAAGCTCGGCCAGCCCGAAGTCCTGATAGCTGGCATCAAGCAGAGGATGCCGCAGCAGCGGCGAATCGGACGATGAGGTGGCCGCTCCCTCGATCCCGACAGTAGCGTCTGGGTCGCCAGACATCACGACGTATCGCAGGCATGAACCGACTGCGTCAGAATACTGGTGCGCGATAGAGATACTATTCGCCAGCTCTGGCTGGTCCCACGACACCGGAGTGATTCGCTCGAAGCCAGGAAGCGACGTGTCGATTTCGAGCACTGAGTGCGCGTCTGTGCCGTCGAATGGCCAAACGTCCACGTAGACGCCGTCGCCAGCGTCGGATATGTAGACTGGGAAGTGCGCCAGCACCTCGTTCTTCAGCCATTCGTAAGGCCGCACTCGCTCGGAGATCCAGGTGTCGATGCGTCCGATACGATTGAGCCGCTGCCGAGCAGCATGAACTCGTTCCCAGTCCACGCCATCGTTTGCAAATGAGCACTGGCTGAGCGCCCAAATGACGACGTCGCCGATACCTTGAAAGCCTTGGTCGTCGATGCCTGGATGTGTCTCTGCGCTGAACCCTGCGTAGATGGGCAGGTCATCGAGCAGCGCAGACAGCGTGCCGCTGTACGTTGTCAGGTCTGCGTACGCGACAGTATAGCCGAGGTCATCGATCTCGACGACAACGTCAGCTGTACCAGATGATGCATTCGACTTGGACCACAGCTTTACCGTGTTGGCTTTGACGTTGTGACCAGCAAGCTCGACGCGGCTCTGGTTCGGTGAAGCCACAGAGAAGATGCGACCGAGAGTCGTCGGGACTGCCTTGATACGTCCGGCGACCGACAGCACGTCCTTGCCCGGCGACCCGATGAGGATCTGGCGGCAAAGACCGATGTGGTCATCGTAGACGTCGCCCGCCAAGCTGTCCCAGCTGTCCTCGCGCACGTAGTTCTTGCCGTCTGGGATGAGCGCCTTGTCGGTCGTGTCGCGGTCGATGCTGAAGGAGAGCGTAGTAGGGTCGCTCGGGTCTCCGTAGACAGGCGAGCGCAGGTAGCCAGACGCGAATGGTACTGCGTCTTCGAAAGTTCCTCCAAAGTAGACGTACAGCTTGGCGCGCGACTTGTACAGCGTGCGGCCGTTAGCGAACAGAGTCGTCAAGTCAACGTCGCCGTTGAGCTGGACCTGCACAGCTACAGACTTGCTGTCGGCGGTTCCGAACAGGTCGATGCTCCAGCTCATGTTCACAGGCTGAAGTCCGGGCAGAAAGTGCATGTCTCCATCGTCAGAGCTGATGCTGACCGGAGGTCCGTCGCTGTACAGATAGCGCGTGCCATGGACCGTCAGGGCCAACAGGACTACAGGCCACTCTGAAGTCTCGCTTACCTGAAGCATCAGACGTCCTCCTTGATAGTCATCTCTCCGATGTTTACGACTTCGTCGGCCCGCTCGGACCCCATCACAGAGCTGACCTCGACGCCTCCCTGGATACGTCCATAGATTACGTCGCGGTCGCAGGTCGTGACGTCGGTTCCGTCCGCAGGCTCGATGTCAGCGATGTAGACAACAGGCCAGCCTTGGCCATTCATCCACTCGTTCAGGGCCAGCAGGTCAGACGACAGCGCGCCACGCGTCGCGAGAGCGTCCTCGGCGCCAGTGACGCCGTCTTCGATCACCAGGTAGTCAGGCTCGACCGAAGTTCTGTAGAGATTCGACGTGTCGTGCCCATCAACCCAGGCGAAGCGCACGTAACGAGACGACGGGCCATTGACGACGTACGAGTTGACACCTGACTGGCTGGTCGAAGTTGTCGTGTTGGGAGTGCTGCCGAACACTCGACCCTTCGAGTACCGCTTGTCGAAGATGTACACAGGCCCCAGGACGAGCTTGTCCAGCTTGTGGTAGCCTTCATACGTCGAACCGGCCGGGATGGTCAGTCGAAGCCGACGGAATTCAGTCGTCCCGAGGCCGTGTGCCACAGCGAAGACGTTGGGCGGCAGGATGTAGCAGGTGCCGGTGGTGGCAACCGCAGTGCTCCAGTTGGTCTCGCTCAGAAAGAAGCACGGCTTCTTGCCGGCGCTCGTACTCCATGTGCCGCTGGTGTGCCTGTCGATCTTGTAGTGGGCACCGCCAATGCCAATGTACCCGCCAGCGAACTCGTTCTCGTGGATGAACCGAACCGCGCCACCAGACCCAGACATGTTGACAGTCAGGTACGGAGCGCGCGTCGTGCCGGTTACCCCAACGCGATACGGCAGGCTGTTCAGCCCGGCGGCCACGTCGATGTCGAGAATGTTCTGCCAGGAGCCAGCGGCAGTATAGCCGTCGAGCGTCAGCTCAGGGACGTTGATCCCGCGCAGGTACAGCCCGAGCGACGCTTGTCCGATCCCCTCCGGTGCATCGTAGGAGTTGAGCGTCCACTGAAGCACGCTGTCTGTGCTGTCGTCGGTGGCTCTCCAACCAGTGCGCGGGCTCGGATACAGCTGCGGGTAGACGTGCTCTTTGGCGTAGTTGAACCGAGGCGATAGCAGCCAGGTTTCGTTGCGCTTCGCAGGGCCGCCACTCCACGCAATCGTCAGCCCGTTGCGGATCTCCGTGAACGTGTCGGTCATCGGAGCGCCGTAGAGCTGCGAGCTGGAGTCGAAGCCAGTGGACAGGTCGTCAACCTCTGGAATACCGCAAGCCATTAGATAGTGGAACGCGTACCACTTCTGCTCGATGGAGACGCCAGAACCAGCCGCGATGACGCCGCGCTCAATCTTGAAGCTGGCGGCCGGCGCCGTGGTCTTGGCGTCGCACACGAGCGTCGCTCGCTCGGCCCACGCGAAGTAGGCGTCGAAAGCCGAGTAGCCAACACTGTACACAGTGGCGGTCGCCTCGTTGCCAGGGTCGGTCTGGCGGAAGGCCAGGATGAAGGCGGTGCGCGCGGTAGGAATGACACCAGTCAGTGACGCGTCGGCGCCTCCGATGTTGTCATGCAGCTCGCAGCCCGATGCCGTGACACGTAGGCTGAGGTTGTATTCAGTCACGCCGTCGCTCATGACGACACGCACGGCGCTGTCGTTGGAACTGAGCGAGCCGCCAGTGCTGACTTGGACGTCGATGTAGAGCAGAACGCCTTTCGTCAAGTCGCCACTCGGCGAGATCGACCAGTAGCGGCTCTGCCCAGCCGTCGTCGAGACGGAGCGATACGGCGAGTCTCCTGCCGTCATCCCCGACGCATCAGTGCCGGTCCCAGACACAGTCCAGCCTTGCGTCACAGGGTCGAGAGTTCCATACCACGTCTGGCTATCGACGAGGTAGTACGCTCCAGGTGACCCAGAAGTCGCCGAGCCGAACGCGATGCGCCCCTGTGCCCCGACGGTCGGCTTGGACGCAGGCAGAGTGATGTACGACCAGCCGCCACAGCGCAGCGTGTACATCCGGCCGCGTTGGGCGCTCGGAACTCCAGTGTCCTTGAGGCTGAACGAGGCAGCCGCGCCACCCAGAGCCGGCGTGACGCGCAGGAACTCGATGTCCACGTTGTACGCAGCCGAGTCGAAGTCCAGCGGATGATGGCCAATCTCGTTCCAGTCGGACAGGCTTGCATCGGTGCAGTAGACGTACAGTTTGTACTTGGTCGGAGCGGTGTAGAACAGCCAGAGCTTGCCGTGCATGAAGATGACGTCATGGGTGTTGGCTGGACCAACGCCGGTGTCCGTCCAGCTTTCGTCGCGCACGAGCACGTACACGCTCGGCATCTCCAGCATCGACATCTCGTCCGATGGTGCGCTCTGTGCCGACAGAAGAATCTTGCCGTCTCGATGCGTCAGCCGAAGGTTGTAGTACGGGTGAAGACCCGAGTCCAGCGCGATCCATGTGCGTCCGTTGTCTGACGACGCGAGCTGAGTGATGCGTTCGTGCGTGCCGTCGTAGCTGCCGTCGTCATCCGGCAGGAACATGACCATCGTGCCGCCGGTCTTGCCGATGACTGGGGTCTTGGCGGTGTACGTGAACGAAACGACTTCGGCCAGAGTGTCAGTCTGAACCAGGGTCCACGTAGCCCCGTCGTCGCTGGACTCGAACAGCCAGACTTGCGAGAAGCCGGTGCTGGCCGGTGAGTCCACACGAACGAACGCCTGCACGACCTCGCGCTCCTCGTCGTAGAACGCACCAACGCAGTTCACGTTGTCGAGCGTCACGCCGTAGTAGGCTGCGCTCAGCGTTGACGTCGAGAGCAAGATGTTGCTGGAATCAGCTCCGGTCCAGGTGATGAGGTCGTCAGTGTAGGACGAGCAGACCTTCTTCACGCTGGTCGCGATGGTGTGCTCGCACCACAGCTGCACAACGCGCCCGGTCTTCGTCGTCACCATCGCTGGAGTGCCCACAGTCTCCGTCGAATCCGCGCCGCTGTTTCGCAGGTCTTGCGCGAAGTTGGGGAAGTTCAGCCCGGCGTAGGTGCCGACCACGCCACCAGTGACGATGGCCCAGCCCCAGCTGCCGTAGCCGATGCCGCCGCCACGCAGCGACTTGATGCTGTACTCGCTGGTCGTGCCGGTTCCAGCTGCGGATACGAGCGCTCGCGTGCCGGCCTGCTGAGGCACAGCCTGACCCGGCGCGGGGCCTGCCTGAGTGCATGCAGACGCTGACCCGGACCAGAAGTCTGGGTCAATCTTCGGGCTGTGGATGAGAATCCCCGAAAACCCGGTTTCATTGGTGTACTCGCCCATGTTACCCTCTACGACCCGTGCGATGGTTGACGAATGCGGACGACTGACCGCCAAGTGCCGCGTGGCGAACGAAGAAGCCGTCGAAGCTGCGATGCGCGTCAGCCCAGTTGACATAGACAGGGGACGGTGCGGACGCTGCGGCGCTACTTGGCGTGCCTCCGACGCGATTCAGCACCTGGGCAAGCAGACCGGCGTCGGTCCTCGACGCTGCGATGCGGTCGTTGGGGGCGAACTGCGCGGACAGGCCGCCAGGGCCGGCGGTGACCACTCCTGGGGTGTCGCCGTAGGTCTTGGTCACCTTGGTCCCGAGCGAGAAGACCTCGGCCAAGAAGTCCTTGGCCTTCGACCCGCCGCCACCACCGCTGCTGGACCCGCCGTCGATGGTGAACAGGTTCTTGAACGCTTCCTTGATTCTGTCCACGATGGCCTGCACGCCCTCGACAATGCCGTCCTTCAGCGCCTTCGCGCCATCCTTCAGTGCCGCAGCCCACTCGCCAGACACGAACGTCTTCCACCAGGCATCGACTGCTCCAGTGAACCTGGCCACGACGCGAAGCGTAGACCCCCACACGCCGGCCACGAATTCGTAGCCTGCGCGCGACCACACCATTGGGTTGACCACAGACTGAAGGAACGCCGCCACGATGTCAGGCATCGCGCCAGTCAGTGCGTCAAGGATGGGACCGATGTTCTCCGCAAGCGACGTCATGAACTTCGAAGCCATCTCGACGGCTGCAACCGACGACTCGGCCAGCGTGTCGCGCAGGTGCTTCATCAGAATCTCAGGCAGCTCGCCAAGAGTCTTGGTGAAGTCCATGTGGAAGTCGGAGAACGACTTCAGGCTCTCGTCGAAGTCCTTGATGAAGCTGATGAGCCCGGCGATGAACGCACCCCATGGGCCAGCCGCCGCAACAGCTGACAGAGCAGAGTCGGCCGACGACATAGCTCCGAGTGCATTCGTGGCAGAAGCCACAACTCCGTCAAGCCCCTCACGCCACGATGACGTCTGCTCGGTCACCGCCTTGGTCGCCAGCAGCACGTCAGAGTACGGTCCTGGCAGCTTCTCGATGTTCGCCAGAATGGCGTCAACCTCTGCGTTGGCCTCGGACACAGCCAGGGCTGACGCGTCGAAGAACTCGATGGAGCCGCTGTCCAGAAGCGCCTGCACGCCAGCTGCCAAGTCATCCGTTGCGACCTTGGCCTCCTTGGTCTCACTGTTTACCGTCTTCTGGCCCTTGACCAGCTTCTCGGCTTCCGCGCGGTAGCCCTTCGTGGCCGAGGTCAGAAGGTCGACCGACCCAGCGACCGGCCCTGCGATTGCCCACTTGGCCAGCCCGTTGGCAGTGTCGTTCAGCTTCTTCGCAAGGTCTTCGTCGAAGACAGCGACCAGCGCGGCGGTCGTCCCGAGGAAGGCTGCGAGGTCAGCCGCCACTGTCTGCAACGGCGAAAGGAACGCGTTGATGAGCGCCGAGCCAATCTTCACGAGCCCGTCGATGATTCCCTGGTTGTTGCCCAGCCAGGCGCTCAAAGCCAGGTTGAGCGCCACGATCTGCGTAGCCGCCTCGATGACGTACGGAGCAAGCTGGCTCGACAGCGCCACGCCAGTTGCGCTCGCGGAAGAACCGACTGCGTCGATAGCTGCGGCTGCGGTCAGCACGCGGTCAGCGTCTGCATCAGTGAACAGATCGACGCCTGACACCTTGGCCAGCTTCTCCAGGCCCGGAATGGCCTTCGCGCTCGATTCGGTCAGCTTGACGACGCCCGCGATGAGCGCTGCGCCAGCCGCCGCCGCAGCGACGAATCCAACGGTGACTGCGGCGACCGAGACGCCGATGATACCGACCGGCGAAGCGAGCAGCGTCATCGCACTCGACAGCTTCTTGATCTTGTCCACCGGCAGACCGACCGCGTCGCCGAGGTCTTCGAAGCCGTCAGCCGTGCCCTTGAAGCTGCCCTTGACCTTGTCGGCAGCCTCTTTGGCGTGCCGCTTCAGCCGGTCAAGCGACGACTCGGCCGCGCTGGTGTCGGTGTCAACTGGGATGACGATGGCCATGGGGCAACCTCAGAGCTTGAGCATGTCGGCTACGGACACCTTGGCACGGAGTATATCCGGTAGGGAGACGTCGCGCGAGCCTGCCTGTGCTTTTCCTGCGGCCACAGCGGGGGGGCGGGGGCTCGTCCCGGTACTAACCGCCGGTTTTCCAGGTTTATCGCCCTCTTTCGCCGCGTCGATGCCGTCGATAGCTGCACGAGCAAACTTGGTGATGGCGCCGATGACAACCCCCTCGGCCTCCTCCCCCTCGCGCGTCCTGTGGGCCACGTAGAGCGCGAGCAGCCGCGCCTGGGCGTCGGTGTCCAGGCTTTCGTAGGCCAGGGCTGAGCCGAGCCCCCAGACCGAGGCGCGAGCCATGACCAGCTCGTGCTCGCCGGCTGGGGTCAGGTAGGGTTTGGCGCCTCCCCGGCGCTGCACGACGCCAGGACCGCCGTGAAGACCTCGCCCATCGCGTCGTACGACTCGAAGACGTCCCAGGCCGCCATGATGAAGCCCTGGCCGAGCGCGGACAGCTCGTCGAGGGTGCGCGGCCGACGGCGTTCGTTGACGACCTCCTCGCCGTCGATGGTCCGCACGACCAGGGCCGCGAGCCCACCGGCGCGGCTCAGCATGACCATGCTGTCCTCGGTCGGCTCGGACTGCGACTTCGAGGCGAGGAACATCAGATGGGGCGGCGGCAGCTTGAGCACGCCGAGGCTGTGGCCGGCGACTTCGACCTGCTTGAGTTCAGACATGGCACGTCTCCTTCTTCACGCGCACTCGCGCGGCTGGCTGCTTCTCGACGATGAACGGAATGGCCCACGGCTGGTGCGCGCGGACCTTGGTGTAGATGTCGAGCCCAGTGCCGTCGTCGTCCTTGACGTGCGTACACTTGGCGAACACCCGGCGGCGGGGCGTGTCGGTTGGCTTCCCGGCGATGCACACTTCGATAGAGCGTCGGCCGCCAGTCTCGATGAGCTTGACCAGGTACGCCAGCTCGCATCGAAGCTCGATGTCGTTGTTCTTGTCGGTGTCACGGAGCTGGCTGAGACGTTCAGCCGACCCGCCAGACAGGTCCAGGAGACGTAGTTTCGCGCGGTTGACCCGGTTTTCCGGCGTCAGCAGCTGCGTCGCGGTACGCGCCATGATGTTGCACTCCAGATGGAGGGAGCCCGTATCGAGGGCGAGGCGGCCGGCTGCCCAGAAGACCCAGGCAGCCGGCGCTCGAAGGGATCAGGTGCCGAGGATGAGCACTTCGATGTCGGCCGAGGCGCTGGCATCGTCGTTGTACACGAGGATGATGTCGCCGGTGCCGCCCGTGACCGTGGTGCCGCTCGTGTTCACGAACAGGTAGCAGGGGTTGAGCGGCGTGGTCGCGGCAGCCGAGATGAAGGGCACGCCGTTGGAGGTCCAGCCGACCTTCGCGGCCTTCGTCGAGCTGTTGCTCTTGTTCTTGATGAGGATGAGCTTCACGGTCGCGAACGTCAGCGCCGTGCCGAAGGCGTCCGTCAGCGCCGACACGAGGTCGAGCGACTGCGAGGAGCTGGCGGCGATGCTGTACGTGCGCCGGAAGCGCTTCGTCACCTGGGTGCTGTTCATCAGCACGCTGACGTCGATGGCGCCATCGTCCGAGCCGGGCGTGAGCGGGTCGTTGACGATGGGCGCGCGGACCTTGAGGTCGAGGCGGCAAGTGGACGTGGTGGCCATGGTTGGGGTCTCCTACAGGGAGAAGGTGCGAAGAACGCGCTGACGGCTCACAGCAGCTCGGGCTGCGTGGCCTTGCAGGTGCCGGAGACCGACATCGTCATGAACTCGCCTTCAGCGACGCTGACCTTCGGCTTCCAGTGCGGGAAGCGCAGCGTCTGGTCGGCGACGCCACCGCGCTTCTCGCCGAGCAGCGTCATCTCGACGTTGATGCGGAAGTCGCGACCGGTGCCGAGCGAGCTGGTGAGGTTGGAGGCTTCCCACGAGCCGGACGGGCGGGTGAGCCAGCCGTACAGGGTCTGGTAGGCGGCGCTCTGCGCGTCGGTGAAGGCCAGCTCCATCGACAGCTCCATCGGGCTGTCGGCACCGTCGCGCGTCTCGCCATCGGCGATGCTGTCGCGGTCCATGAAGTAGATGGCCTCGGGCGTGCCCTCGGTCCAGCTCACGTTGCCGGACTCCATGACCGCCTCGATGTAGTTCGTGCCGCCATCCTTGAAGATCAGGATGATGTCGCGCTTGGTGAAGGGGACGGTATTCATCGGCATGGCGGGGGTTACTCCGTCCAGGTCCGCGAGGCGGCCTGTGTGATGACAGGGTCTAACACGGTGCTGGTCGCGAGGCCACCACCCTGGCGAATATACTCGGTGTAGGGGACGTCGTTTCGCAAGTTGTCCCCGTCGAATCTCCACGATTCGGCAGATCGGCCGGTGTCACGCGGCCACTCGCGGCGCAGCTCACCCACGACCCAGGGCATGACGCGGCTCGCGACGACGTCGGCCGCCTGGGCGTCGAGCTGCCGAAGGGCGTCTGACAGGTCGATGGTCACGTCGGCCATCAGACCCTCCCGAGCAGCTGGTCATCGGTGTCAGTTGACGTGACGACAGAGCCGAACACGAGAGCTGCTTCGACGACGACTTCGTTGACGCTGACCGTGACTCTCGACAGGCTGGCACGAATGCCTGAGACGCCGTCCAGCTTGATGACGGCACGGTGGCCAAGCTCAGCAAGGGCTGCTGACGCTTCGAGGTTCAGGTCGCCGCTGGCCGAGCTGGGCTTCAGCACGAACACGAGGCGGCCTGTGGTCGTAGAATTCGCGTGCTCGGCGCCTCTCGCGTCATGGGTCTCGGTCAGCTCGCGCAGCGTGACGACCACCTTGGCGCCCGAGCCCGAGCCCGCCTTGATGGACTTCGACTGCACGGGCGCGGACGACGCAGACCAGCGGAACCCCATGGCCAGCATGGTCGCGCGAACGGCGTCAACCAGTGCGGTGTGGGTGACGCTCATCGCGTGATTCCGATGCGGATGGCCGCCGGGCCAGCCTTCTGCTTGACGTCGCCGGCCTTGCCGGTCTCCAGGGCGTCGTACTTGAAGTTCAGCGCGCCCCAGGCCAGCTCCGCAGCCTCTTCATGGTGCGTCGCCAGCTTGTCGAGCATGGCAAAGTTGGCCGGGTCCTGGTCGAACATGTGGCTTCGGAACAGACGACCAAGCACGACTTCAACCGTGTAGCGGTTGACCCGCCACTGGTCGAAGATGAGCCAGGGGCGCATCCCGTTGCCGACCAGCCGAGCCTGAACGTCCTCGACGGCCGCCTTGATGACCTCTTCCAGCGCTTCGTTGTCGGCGGTGTTGTCGGGGTCGTAGCTGTTGCGCAGCTGCGGGCTGGCGGACAGGATGTCAGCCTGCGTGACGGTCGCGCGCCATGGACGGCGGATGAGCTGCGCGTCCTGATGGAACGTCGCCGACTCGCCGCCCAGGCTGAGCGCCCACGAACCGCGCCAGTTCTCCGACAGCTCCAGCGTCGTCGGCAGCGTTGCCGCCAGCACCGTGCAGGTCGCCTTGCCGCTCGCCACCACGATGGCCTGCGCGTTGACGATGACGGTGTCATCATCGTCGTACACGGTCAGCGTGCCAGACGTCGGCTCCTGACGACCATATGGTCCCCACACCTCAAGCTCGACGTAGCTGTCCTGGCCCCTCGTGAAGAGGAGCGGACAGCGGATGCGAGGAGTCCAGCGGGTCGCCATGACGGCACCTCAGCTCAGAGCTTGATGAGGTCGTAGATCGCGCTGATGACGAGCGAGCCGCCGCCAGCTGCGCTGTAGACCTCACCGCCAGCGAAGCGCGCGACCACCTTGGTGGCAGCCAGCGGCGTCATGCTGGTGAGCACCGGGCCGGAGCAGCGGTAGCCGTCAGCGGTCTGGTCGAGCCAGCCCGTGGTCTCGATGTCGTTGGCGACCTTGGTGCCACTGCCATCGGTGTAGCGGAACTCCAGGTCGTCACCGCTGCCGACGCTGTCGAAGGCGGCGGTCGCGTAGACGTACTTGGCGTTGATGCGCACGTTCTCGATGGCGTAGCCGGCGGGCGGCGCCTCGATGACGGTGACAGGCGTGGCGTTCATCGTGCGCACCGAGGCGTTGGGGATGGTGGTCTTGACGCGAACGTCGTAGCGGTTGCCCATGGGCATGACGGACCTCCGATGATGGAGATGGAGACCTGCACAAAGTAGCGCGGGCCGAACCCGCTGTCAACGGTCGGCCCGCGAAAGATCGGTAGGCGCCCTGTCGTGGTTGGCGCGAAAGCCTACCCTGGGCGGCGGTCGTGGAGGATGCTCGGGCGGTCGGAGACGGGCAGGCCCTGCTCGCGCCGGGTCATGATGTTCTCCAGCCGCTTCCCGGCGGCCTCGGCCTTCTCGCTGGACAGGCCGCCGCGCTTCAGGTCGGCGACGGTGCGCTCGCGGATGTCGCGGATGTCAGCGGCCATGGCGGGCTCCTTTCGGGTGCTGGTGCTTCTGCGGGGTGGGGGCAGGCGGGGCCTGTGGTGGCGCGGGCGGGGCCGCAGGAGGCGGCGCAGCGGGGGCTGTGGCAGGCGACAGGGCGTTCAGCAGGGCGGCGCGCTCAGCGGCAGGGAGCGCCAGGAGCTGCTGAAGCAGTGCCACCTCGGGGCTGGCAGTGGGGGCGGGGGCGGGGGCAGGCTTGGGCAGGCCGTCGTCGTAGTCCTCGCCGGTGACGGCCTTGTACTTGTCCTTCAGCTTGGTGATGCGCCGCGACAGCGAGGGCGAGACGGTCGGCTTGCGCGCGGCGGTCTCGCAGAGCTGGTTGAGCGTCTTGCGCAGGCCATCGCTGACAGCGCGCCGCGCTGTGTCGGTCGGACCTTCGAGGCCCCACAGCTTCGAGGCCAGCAGCTTCGAGACCTCGGTGAGCTTGGCCTCGTCGTTGACGATGTTGCCGGCGCTGTCGAGGATCTCCCAGGAGGCCACCAGGATGCTGCCCTCGATGAGCTTGCCACGGTCGTCAACGCTTACCTCAACCTTGTCGAGGAAGCTGAAGCCGTTGGCGTCGATGCGCTTGTCGCCGTTGCCGACGAGCACCCAACGACGGTCGCCGTGCTCGGCCCACGACTCCTTCAGCTTGCCATCGCGAATCGTGCTGAGGTCGGTGGGCTTGCCGCCAACACCAGCAACGCCGGGCCGCAGATGGACGCGCTCGATGTCGAGTCGCCACTCG